AGAGAAGAACAAGTTAAATTTGCTGAGTACTTAGCACACAATGATTATGTACTTTACGATGTAGTCAAAGGTGTTAGTTATTGGAGCAATGGAAAAGAAACAAAAACAACAAAACAACTACTACGAGATTATGAACTCATTCGGAGGACTTTGGAATAATCAGCAATGCTTTGACTACGAGATGCGTAACGGCATCCATTTAGATAATCCATCTTTTGTAAATATGTACGAAGATGTTGTAAATGAAATCACAACTTTGTTGGATATTAGAACACACACAGATTTAGGAGGTGGTGTAGGTGCTTATTGTTTAGCAATGAAGAAGAAAGGCATTAAGACTATTTACTACGATTTGAATGAACATCATTACGAATACGCACACGAGAGAAACGTTGCTGATGAATATCACATCTGCGATTTTACAACAAAGAAAATCAAGGCAGACTTTGTTTCGTGCATAGAAGTAATGGAGCATATAGAGGATGACAAGTTAAAGCCTTTCTTATCCAACCTAAAGTGTAATTACTTTCATTTCTCATCCACGCCTCACTATTCTAACTTCGATAAAGAATGGGGACACATCAACATCAAGCCTGTAGCACATTGGGTACATCTATTTGAGCAATGTGGATTTACTCTAATGCTGGAGATGTCAAAGCCAACGAAGTGGAGTTTATTATTTAAGAAAAAAATGAACTAATAGTACACTTTTTTGCATGAAAAAGCACACTAAAATATATTTAGACTATTTCGGTTACGATCAAAGCAGTTGGATTCCCTGTGAGATGTGCGGACAAACGGCTAATGATATTCATCACATAGAAGCAAGAGGAATGGGCGGCAGCAAAACAAAAGACACAATAGAAAACCTACAAGCCTTATGCAGAAAGTGTCACATGGAATTAGGAGATAAGAAAGAACACAAAGTAATGCTTAAAGTAGTACACCAAGTTAAAATGAACGAAAGAAAATGAAAGCAACAATAGAATTTGAACTACCTGAAGACCAGGAACAATATAACTTCGCTAACAAAGGATTTGACTACTTCTGTGTCCTATGTGAATTCGATGAGTTTCTACGTCAGAAAATAAAGTATAGCGAACTTGAAGAAAACGAATATGCACTACTTGAAGACACACGAGAGCAACTAAGGCAGATGTTATTTGAAAGAGGGATAAATCTTTAAAAAAAAGTGAAACAAAAGTGAAACTATGGCAAACGAGCAGAACTTAAAACCATTTAAAAAAGGAGAGGTTCACAACCCTAACGGCAGACCTAAAAAGTTTACTACCTTAATGAAAGAAAACGGTTACTCACTTTCTCAGGTAAACGATTCTATTCAGGTAATTATGTCAATGGACGAAAAGCAAATCAAAGACGTTCTTAAAAACGATGAGGCAACCATGCTTGAGAAAACCGTTGCAAAGGCTATAATAAAAAGCTATGAGAAAGGCTCACTCTATTCAATGGATACTTTGCTATCGAGAGTATACGGCAAACCAAAAGAATCAGTAGAGGCAACAGTAGAAGCTAAAGTAATAAATGTAACTTTAAACTTAGATTAATGGAAAAGCCAAAACTTGAAAGATGCTCTTTTACGTTTAACCAAGAAGGTAACTCCAATGGAACTACTGATCCCTTTGAAATTTTAACCATTGAATGCGAGTCATCACTTGGTATAGATAACGATGAAGGTTGCTTTTATGTGCTTAAAACCGAAGGATGGAGCATTGACAACGTAAACGACTTGCAAGAATTATTTGATAGGATTCAAAAAGTAATCAAGCCATGACAGAAAAGGAAGCAATCATTCTACTAATCTACTACAACGATTGGAGACGAGGCGAAGATATAGAAATGCCGAACCCAACGCAGATAGGAATAGCACTTGATACAATTATAAACGAATATTTTAAAAGAAATGGAAACAACTTACTTAGGTAACGGATGGGAAGACCAGTACGGGATGAACGTCAGCATTAACATTGTGAAACTAAACGAAGCAATTAAAAGCGGCAAGTTAGAAGTAAACAAATACGGTGATGTACGTTTGCGTGTACAAAAATTGAAACAACAGAACGAGAAGAGCAAAGCAACTCACTCGGTAGCAGTACCAAAGCCAAAAGAACCTTTTTAGATGAGAATCATTTGTCTACTTGACGGAGCGAATGGCGTATCCTTTCACCGATTGTATACGCCCTATCTTCGTTTACAACAAGATCACGACATTATTGTAGATGTCAGCTTAAATAATGCAGATTGGGTAAACCTTGACTATCAGCAATACGATTGCGTTATATTTAATCGTTGGTTAGGACGCTATCAGTACAACATACTTCCATTACTTGCAAAGTACAAAGTGCCTTACATCGTTGATCTTGATGACTACTGGGTACTTCCGAAGTACAACCCAGCTTATAAGTTTTACAGAGCGTACATTAAAGATGGAGTTAAGAATGCTTTAACCTATGCTGATGGAGTACAGGTTACCACTCCACAACTTGCTGAAAAAATAAAGGAGTTTTACAAAGGAGACAACATTACGATTGCAGAAAACGCAGTAGACTTTACACAGGCTCAATGGAACGTAAATAAAGACCATACACCGACTATCGGTTGGGTAGGTGGAATAAGTCACGTTGAGGACATTAAGTTGTTAAGTGGTCAAATTAGACCAATTTGCGAAAAGTACGGCTATCGATTTATAATGGGTGGTCATCACGAGAATAGTAGAATGTGGGCAGAGATGGAGAAAGCTATTACAGGAGAGAATCAAAAGAATAGACCGAGTTGGTTTGAAACGAGAGTAGGCACAACGCCTGATAAATACGCTGAGATTTATTCTGAAATAGACATTTGTTTAGCACCTTTGACGGCTCAGACATTCAATCGCTACAAGTCAGAGTTGAAAATCGTTGAGGCTGCTGCTTACAAGCGACCTATTTTAGTTTCAAGTGTAGAGCCATACACCAACCACAAAAGTAACTTAGGAGTTTTCTTTGTGCAGAATAACGATTGGACTACACCGTTAACGCAACTGATAGAAAGCGGAAAAAGTCATGAGGTCGGAGAAATAAACTACAACTACTGCAACGAGCATCATAACATTAAAGAGATTAATAAAAAAAGAATAGATTTGTTACAGAAAGTGTGTAGACCATAACGGTGACATCAACGAAATGGTATCAATTCGGTGAACCCAACAATATGCAAATAAACTACAAGCGACCATTTTTAACGAGTTATCAGAAAGCCATCTTAGATTCTCCTGCACGTTACACAATTACGGCAGCATCGACTAAGACTGGTAAAACTGCATCTCACATAATTTGGTTGTTTGAACAGAGTTTGGGATTAAAAGAAAACCAAGCGGTTTGGTGGGTTGCTCCTGTTTACCAACAAGCAGAGATTGCATTCAGGAGAATGAAAGCACAGGTGAACTCTCGTGACTTCTTCCAGAGCAATGAATCTAAACTTGTCTTAACTACTCCGATAGGCTCAAGAATAGAGTTTAAGTCAGCAGAGAAACCCGATAACTTATACGGTGACGATGTCTATGCAGCGGTATTTGATGAAGCAAGTAGAGCAAGGGAAGAATCCTGGTTCGCTTTGCGTTCTACATTGACGGCAACTAAAGGAAAGTGCAAACTAATCGGTAACGTCAAAGGGAAAAAGAATTGGTTTTACAAGTTAGGAGAGAAAGCCAAAGGAGGTGAACCGAATTTAGAGTACTTTAAAATAACGGCTTACGATGCAGCGAAAGAAGGCATACTTGACGTTGAAGAAATAGAACAGGCAAAGCGTGACTTACCTGACTACGTTTTCAAGGAACTTTACCTTGCCGAACCTGCTGATGACAATTCAAACCCTTTCGGGTACGATAATATAGAAAACTGTATAATTCCTACCCAAACGGGTATAGTTACGGCATACGGCATTGACTTAGCAAAGTATACGGATTGGACGGTCATAATTGGGTTGAACGAACAGGGCAATGTCTGTCACTTTGAGAGGTTTCAAATGGATTGGTCACAGACAATGACAAAGATTAGTAACTTAATCGGAAATACTCCGACCTACTTAGACTCTACTGGTGTTGGTGATCCAATCGTTGAGCAGCTACAAAGAAAGCACCCAAGAGTAATGGGATTTAAATTTACATCACAGAGCAAACAACAACTTATTGAAGGCTTAGTGATGGCGGTACAACAGAGGCAAATAGGATTCCCTGACGGGAACATTGCCGATGAAATGCGTAACTTTGAATTTGAATATTCCCGAACAGGAGTAAAATACACTGCACCACAAGGACTGCACGATGACTGCGTAATGTCGTTGGCTCTTGCTTGGGATTGCAAACAACACAACAAAAAAGGATTATTTTTTTATGCTTAACTGGAACAACATAACAATCAAAAAACTACAAGAGATTAACGAGATAGACAAGAACTGCAACCCTATTGAACGTACTGCATGGGTTGTGTCTATTTTGACTGAAACGCCCTACGAAGAAGTAGAGCAATGGACACTTGACAAATTAAAGTCAATCGATTTAACCTTTCTTCAGGAGATACCTAAGAGCAAATTAAAGTTTACCTTTAAGCATAAAGGCAAGAGATACAGACTTGTTAAGACTGCAAAAGAAATGAAGGCTCACCATTTTATCGAACTACAAGAACTGATGAAGAAAGACACTATTGAGGTACTGCCTGAGATCATAGCTTGTCTGTCGTATAGTGTCACGTTTTTTAATAAAAAAACTGGACATGATGACTACGAACAGAAAGTAAAAGACTTTGCAGATTTGCCTTTGGTGAACTTCTACAATTATGCGGTTTTTTTTTCTCAACTTTATCCGAAGTTATTAGAGGCTACCCTAATCTATTTGAAGGAGAAGGAAGCGAAGATGAAGGAGATGCTTTCGGATGGCTTGGACTCATTGACAGATTAGCAGGAGGCAAACGTAATGAATGGGATATGATTCTTAATATGCCATTAAAGGAGTTTTTGAATACTTTATCATTCCATATTACTGTAAAACGACAACAACAGAAGAGACTTGAAAAGGCAGCACAACAA